ATCATGTGTCATTTTTTCGTGATCTGAATATTCTGGATTAGGCTCATTATCATAATCGTCTGTAAATTTATCGCCCACTTTTGCTCCAATATAGCCTCCTGCAACAGACGGAAGTGCTTGTCCAATTTTACTTCCTATTTTTGAACCTGCTGCTTTGTAAGCCATTTTACCTACAACACCTTTTCCTAATTTATCTGCTGCCCAGCCTCCTGCTTTAGCACCTAATTCACCGCCTTTAGCTGCAAGTGTAGATGCAATACCTGTTGCATCCCCAACTGCTTTACCTAGTGCAGAGCCACCTAATCCACCAGCTAACGCACCTAATGCGCCTGCTTTTAGATCTTGATCGCCTGCTACATCGTCACGTCCTGGAATATCTGGATCGTCAATATGTGCTCCTTGGATTGGCATATCTTTTGCTGTAGGCTTCATACCAGCGTTTGCTTGTAGTGCTGCTATCATATCTGCAACTTCTGAACCTGTTTCGGCACTTACTGTAATAGTTGCTGCTTCGTTGACTACTTCTTTACTTGATACATCATTTATTGATTCTAGTATAGCTTTCATGCTTCCTACTTCTGCAGGTGCTGCCGGTTTTTCGCCTGCTACAGCAGAATCCATATTTTGTAATATTTTTTTCATATCCATTTTTTAGCTCCCTACTACACTTTTAGTGTTTTGGTTATCTGACATTTTAGCTTCCGTTTCTTTAGGAGCAAAATTTACAGGATCTTGTTCACTACGATTTTCTTTACGTGCAGTTTCTAATTCTTTTAATAAATCCATTATTCTATTTTGACCTGCAGAATCCTGTGCTCCTTCTCCGCCCATATCTTCTTTTGTTAATAGTGTTTCATATGGTTCTTCGGACTTAGGCTCTTGATAAAGTTCTTGTGGTTCATTTGGATTTCTAACAATAATATGACTTTGTGGTACTTCGCAGCACTTACCTAGATATTCTTGCAACACTTGAGTAGTTGTTGGATAATTAACTTCTACTTCGTAATAAGTTACTTCCATATTTTGTAATTGAGGGAAGTCTAGTGGACGTTCTTGTATAGGTGTCTTTTTACCTGTAGACATTTTTGCTACACTATATTTTTGTAGTGCAGTTTCTAAATGTCCTGCAAAATCTTCTGGTAAGTCGCCAGCTACACCTATCTTAAATGGATAGGTTTTCTTTGCTTCTGTTAATATCTCTGTAAATGATCTCATTTTATTAACCTTAATCTTATTTAATATTATTTATCTTTATCTAGACCTTTAAGGCGCTCTAACAAACTATTACGATCTGTAACTACGTATCCCTCTCCGTTAATCATTCCGTCATCGATATTAGAACTTTCTTTGTCCATTTTTTCTTTTTTAAGTTGTAGTTCAACCATTTTTAGTTTTTTATCTAGTTTTGCGACTTTAGCATCTAATGATGTTTTTAACATGCCGCCTGCTACTTCAAACACACGCCCGCTATAACGACTTTCTACATTCATACCGAGATCCATTAAGTCGTCGTATGCTTGCATTGCTTTGTCTGCAACTTCATTTAATTCTTTGTCTGCCATTTCGCCTAAGCCTTTTACAGCAGGTAGTGCAGCACTAATTTTATCAAACTCTGCTATGTCTCGAAATGTTTTTTCAGCTTCTTCTAATTCGTACTTTTTCTGTTCGTCTTCTTGAGCTTCTGCTTCTTCTATAATATTCTTAGCATCAGGAAGATTTAATAAGTCTTCTAATTTTTTAGTCATGGCTTGTTTCCATTATATGCTACTATTTATCTTATCTTCTAGTACCTTGATGAAAAATTTCATCCTCTGTAACTATTCTAAATAGTATACCTTTTTGCTTACACCAAGCTCTTGCACTTTCCCATTTCGCTTGATTTACTATATAATGTGCTTGATTATGTCTAGATTTTCCTAACTTATCTCTATGAGTTTGATTAGAAGGCTTAACTTCTATAAGTTCAACACGCTGCTTGCCTTTTCTGTCACCATATACAATAAAAAAGTCAGGCACATATACAGTTTGCTTTCCTGTTAAAGGATTTCTGTAAGGTATGCGTATTGCTTCTGAAGCCCACTGACTGATAGCAGGATGTTCATCGCACATTTTCATAAAAGCAAATTCCCAACCACTTCTATATGTAGGAGTCTTAGTTCCTACATATTTTTCAGGATTTTTTAGATTAAATTTACCTTGTGCAAAACGTCCCATTATACAATTATATTTCTAGCCTCTAATCTTAATCCTTCTATAGAACTAGAAAATCCTAATTGACTTGATTTATCTCTGTTGGTATTTAAAATTCTGCCAACTACATTGCTTAGTGTAACATCATCTATACCTTCTAAAGTATCTAAAAGTTTTTGTACATTTATACCGTCTGATTTTGCTTGACCTAAAAGAACGTTTGCAGTAGAGGTAGCACTGACTCGTTCAAATCCTCTTTTAAGAAAATATCCTATTACTGCATCAATATCTGCTGCACTAAATGACTGCGAAGGCTGATAAAATTTATCAAAAAAAGTTTTGACTTTTGCTGCACTATCTGGATTTAAAGTTTGCGGTAAACTTGACATATTTTTTCCTATTTTATTTCATTTATAACTGAGTTAGCAATATTTGCAATTTTTCTATCGCCACCAGCTAATCTGCCAACGATTTCGTTTTGAATAGCTTGCTTTGCTACATCTTCTAATGTGTCATATCTTTGAAAGTTTCTTGAATTATATTCGTCATTAAATGATCCAGTGCCTAGCACTAATTTTACTACTGAATTTAATGCTGCCGGATTATTAACAATTCTGTCTACTAAAACACTCGGATCCTGCTGAACATCTCTAACAGTATTTGCTATTCTAACAGCAACATCAAGTTCTGCTGCTCCTGGAAAAGTTAAATTTGCAATTCCTCCTGGACTCAAAACTGTATCGGCAATAATTCCTCCTAGTGTAGGAACAGTGCTCTTGTTGTTCTTTCCGAATAGCGGATTAGTAGGCCAATTAAGCCCTGCTGTCTGTCTAGACGGATATGGCTGATTTGAATAAAACTTTTCTAACTCGTCGCTAACTGGGCTAGGTGTTTGATCATAACCTGTTTCTGGTGCAGCAAATCCTTTAGGATCTCCAAAGTCATTTACATATCCATTATCATACAAAACAGATTCATACATTACTGTAAGTCTATTCTCGGTTGCGCCGGAATCTCCATAACTTAAATCACTGTGTTCCCATCTTTGTATCATAGGATTTATTAGAGTATAACTATTCCATTCTTGTTTTGATAATTGAAATATTTTAATCTCTTTAAAAAATGGTTTTGAAAAATTGTTATCTAAACCGTAACTAGGAACACTACCTGCAAATTTATCTAGTGGATCAAAATCTACACCAGGCTGTTTTGTTCCGTCTCTAAAATAGAAGTTGTAATATTCTTTCAACATGTCTTTTGTATGACCTGCCATATCGTCGTGGAACGTAAATGTTACAGGTTCATAATCAATTCTTGTCTGAATGTTTTTCTTTCTATTGTATTGTTGAACTGTTGATATATTTGCACTATATGCAGGTAAGTTCAAACTTTTTACTAATACATTTATAAGATTGTTTTTGAATCTTGTGACTGGAGATTTAAACCTTGCTTCGTCTGTTAAGTCAAAAAAGCAATGGTAGAGATACTTAACTTTTGGAGAAAAGTCAAGCCTTTGCTGCGTATATAAATTATGAGCATGTTGTGCATCTCTTAATATTGTTGCCACAATAAATCTCCTTATAAAGTATTTATTATAATGAAATAACTACGTATATAAAAAAATAGAGAGCCTAAGCTCTCTATTTTGTAATGCCACTTTAAGTTTTTTTAACCTTCTACTGAACGGTTGCCTGTAACTAATACAGCAGGTCCTGATGATGCATCACCACTTACTCTATTAATTGGTTCGCCCACGCCGTTGTTACGTGTAGTGCCGTCTTCGTCTGTTTGAACTGCATTATCGTACCTAATGCTTAGTGTAACTGTTACAGGATCAGTCGAAGCACTGTATGCTAGTGAGTTATAGTTTGCTGATTCTAAATAACAACCTACTAAATTCCATTGTTCAAGTACTGTTGGTGATGTTGCATCACCGCCGTTGCCACCGTCTAATATTTGAATTTTTGTTTCGAATTTATAGCTTGCACCTGAAACTGCACTTGCTTGTTCATAAAAGTCAAATTGCTTTTGTAACTGCTGACCAGTTACTCTAGAAATGTTATTATTAACATCGTCACGCAATGTTAGTGTAATTGGATCCCAAGTATGCTTACCTGCTAGGTATGATCTTGAGTTATATACATCTAGCTGAATAGTTTCAAAATTTACTGTTGGGCGAGTTACATCAACAACTTGTTTTGTTACCTCTGTAAGTAATCCCCCATCAATACCGAAATTTTGTAAAACTACTCTAAATCTGTATTGTAATTTCGGCATCAACAATGTACCATTTCTTTGGCCGTCGTCTATTGGAACCGAAATATTTCTTAATGATGTTAGTGGCATAATATATCCTCTTCTATTTACATATGTATTTAGCTTTTTTTTATAATTGGGCCCGAAGGCCCAATTTTATTAACCTAGTGCTGCTATTTCACCTGTGTTTTTAATGCGCAATGGAATGTAAATAAATTCAATTGCTTTAACTGGTTCAATAGCAATATCTAGCCAAAGCTCGTTTCTGTCTATTCTAGCAGGTGTGTTGTTTGAATCATCACAAACTGTGATAAAGTCATATAATGCACGTAGACTTACAAGTTCTAAGCAGAATGCATCTGCTGCTGATTTTACTTGATCTCTTGTAATTCTGTCATTTGGTTCAAACAAATAAGGTCTTGCTAGAAGTTCTAGTTGTGTTCTCATATAGATAATCAAACGTGCAACATTTACTCTGTCTAGTGCGCTTGCATTTCTAGCACGAGTTTTTTGTCCAAATACAACTAGTCCAGCGCCGCTAATAAATGTAATTGGGTTAATGTTGTTTTCGTATAATGTATCTCTTTGACCTGTGTTCAGTGATACACTTACAAATTCGCCTTCACTATTTACATAGCCTGAACTTGTAGCATTAGTAACGCCGCCACGTCTTGTACCTGCTGGTGCAAACCATGGATAAGCAACTTGGTCATTAATAACCATAGTGCGTAGTGCCATATGACTCGGAGGAACAACAACGTTGTTTCCGTTATTATCGCTCGAGAATCCCCATGGATAATACATACCCATGTATTCGTCAAAGCTAACTGCTCCGTTATCATTATCTTCAACTGCACTTCTAACATTACTTGCCCAATCATTTAATGATGTTGCATCTGGTGTTAGTCTTGCTGGTGTATCTCCTACAACAAATGCTGTTAAACGTCTGTCGTAATTTAGTGTGATCATTTCACCAATTAGTTCAGGATAACCAGGAGTTGCAATTAGATTATAACGTCTTGCTTCTTCATCACGCACTTCTTGATTGCTGTTAACCATAGATTGTAAAGATTGTACAACTGACTTTCTTTGTGCTAGTCTACCAAAAGTACCTGAACCGTCTGCGTTGTTACCACTTAGTGTAACCCAACGATGCTCATAATATAAGTCCATAGACTCATCGCCGTTGCGTTCGTTATCAGCACTTGTATCGATGTAGTTACGCTCAAAACGCTTAACATTAAATCCACTTCTGCGTGTGTTCCATAGCAACATACCTTTTGGATATAGTGCAGGATCCGGAGCATCTGGATCTAA